AGCGTCATCTAAATGATTTAAAGAGACAGGGGACTGAGGAGTTTCCTTGGATATTTGATGAAGAAAAGGCTCATAGACCAATACGATATATCGAAAAATTTTGTCGTCCATCAAAAGGTGACTATAAAAGGTTAGTTCTTCAACCGTGGCAACACTTTGTTATAGGTTCTTTATATGGATGGATTCATAAGGATACTGGTTATAGGCGCTTTCGTGAGGGCCTTATTTTTATTGGGCGTAAAAATGGGAAAACGACAATGATTTCTGGTTTGTCTAATTATGCTGTTGCTAAAGATAATGAGCCAGGTGCTCGTGTTTATGTTTTGGCAAATACAAAACAACAAGCTGGAGAATTGTTTGATGAAAGTCGTGCAATGGTTCAAAAATCCCCCCTTCTTCGGAAGCATTTACGTGAAAATCAGAAAGGCATTTTTCATGATAAAACGCATTCTAAAATTGAACCTCGCGCATCTGACAGTAAGAAGCTAGACGGACTAAATACACATCTTGGTATTTTTGATGAAATACATGAATTTAAGAATTTCAAGTTAATCAATGTTATTAAAAAATCACGTGGTGCACGTAAACAACCAATGATTGTTTATATCACTACAGCAGGGTATCAGCTTGAAGGACCGCTTGTTCAATACTATGAAATTGCAACGGATGTTTTGGAAGGGATTATCGACCAAGATAGAAAGTTTTATTTCATGGCTGAAATGGATAATGTAGATGAAATTGAGAATCCTGAACTATGGATTAAAGCAAACCCTAATATGGGAGTTTCGCTAGACCTTCCATCGCTTATTGATGATTGGAATACAGACAAGCATACGGATGCTGAAAAAAATGACTGGATTACAAAGCAATTTAACATCTTTGTTGATAATGATGAAATGTCCTTTGTTGGTATTGAGATATTAAAAAGGAATGAAGGAGTTATTGATATAAAGGGATTAGCTGGTAAAGAATGTGTTGCAGGTTATGATTTATCTGCAACAGAAGATTTTACAAGTGCTTGTTTAGAGTTCCCTTTAGATGATGGAAATGTTTTTGTATTATCTCATAGTTGGGTTCCGCAGGCTAAAGTTGATCGTGATAACGAAAATATTAGCTTTAAAGAGTTTAAAGATAAAGGTTGGCTCACTATTATCCCTGGTGAGTATGTGAAATATGAGTATGTGTATGATTGGTTTGTTGAGCAATCTGACCACTATTTCATAAAGAAAATTACTTATGATCCAGCCAATGCTTATCGTTTAAATGAAGATTTGAAAGCATATGGATTTAAAACTGAACCAGTTCGACAAGGTCATTTAACTTTAAGCCCAGCATTAAAGGATGTAAAAGAATTGTTGTTAGATGGAAAAATAATTAGTAATAAAAACCGTCTTTTCCGTTGGTATATGAACAATGTAAAGCTTGTGGAAGACAGGAACGGGAACTTTTTACCATCTAAACAGAGTAAATATCGAAAAATTGATGGTTTTGCAGCGTTTTTAAATGCTCACACAGAAGTAATCCCTATGTTATCTCAATTACAAGGTGATGGAAATATTGAATTTATATCAGTTAACGATCTTTTTAAATAGAAAGGCGGTGAGAAATTGAAACTGATTAATCGTGTTAAGGGGGCAATTAAAGGAGCTTCATTGGGATGGAAAGGTGCTGGATATGACTTCACTTCATGGTTTGGAAGGAAGTTTTGGGGTATTGATAATGCGAAGTTAGCTACAAATGAGACGATTTTTAGTGTGATTAGCAGATTATCTAATACAGTAGCATCTTTGCCATTAAAGCTTTACAAGGATTATGACACGGTTTTTAACCAAGTGTCTGATGTTGTGATTAATGAACCGAATCCAAACATGACCGGATTTGAATGGATAAATAAAATTGAAGTTTCAAGAAATGAGACTGGAAATGGATATGCAGCTATTATCCGTGACATTCGATTTCAAGTGGAATCATTAATCCCTATTGAATCCGCTTATGTAACGCCTTTTTTAAACACTGATGATAATAATTTGTGGTATGAGGTACGTGGGATTGAAGGTACATATTATATCCACAATATGAACATGTTTCATGTTAAACACATCACAGGTATTTCAAGATGGAAAGGTATTTGTCCAATTGATGTATTGAGAAATACTCTTGAATATGATAAGGCAGTACAAGAATTTAGTTTGTCAGAAATGCAGAAGAAAGATAGTTTTATTTTGGATTATGCAACACAGGTAGATAATGACAAGAGACAAAAAATCATTGATGATTTTAGACGATTCTATCAAGAGAATGGTGGTATTTTATTCAGGGAACCAGGTGTGAATATAGAAGAAATGGAGCGGAAATACTTCGCTTCAGATACGTTAGCATCAGAACGGATTACTCGTTCAAGGGTTGCTAATGTTTTTAACGTTCCGGTTACATTTTTAAATGACACGGAAGGACAGAGTTATAGCAGTAATGAACAGCTGATGATTCAGTTTGTTCAAATGACTTTAACTCCTATTGTTCGCCAGTATGAGCAAGAAATGAACCGTAAGTTGCTGAATAAAAAAGAACGGCAAGAAGGCCATTACTTTAAATTTAACCTTGGAGGGCTGTTAAGAGGTGATACGGCTTCAAGAACAGCTTATTATCAAGCTGCAATTAGGAGTGGATGGTTATCACAAGATGATGTTCGTCAAAAAGAAGATGAACCGCCTGTGGGTGGTAATGCTTCAAAACTTTGGGTAAGTGGTGATCTATATCCGATTGATATGGACCCAACTCAACGGAAGGGGGTGAAAAACGGTGGCAAAGAACAAACAGAATAAGTTTTTTCAAATGAAAGCATCTGCCAATGGTAAAACGGCCGATGTTTTTATTTATGGAGAAATTACAAAGTATGCATGGGAAGAGTATGGAGAAGTATCTTCTATTACGTTCAAAAATGAACTTGATGAATTAGGTGACGATATTGAAACGATCAACCTTTACATCAATAGTCCAGGTGGATCTGTCTTTGAAACGATGGCTATTATCGCAATGTTACAAAGGCATCAGGCGAAGGTTATCTCTTATATTGATGGAATAGGCGCTTCATGTGCGTCAGTATTACCAATGATTTCAGACAAAATTATTATGTATGCTAATTCAATGATGATGATTCATAATGCGTGGACATACGCATCAGGAAATGCCAATCAGTTACGTAAAGCAGCGGATGACATTGAACGTATTAACCAGTCGATGGTACAACACTATTTAACTCGTGCTGGCGATAAGTTAGATGAAGATACATTAAAACAATTACTAGATGCAGAGACATGGTTATCAGCTGAGGAAGCAATGAATTATGGACTTTGTGATGAAATTATCTCAGAAAATAATGCGGCAGCATGTCTAGATGAAAAATGGATGAAAGAATACAAAAATGTTCCACAACAATTAGTAAACGCACAAGCTAACATACCATCCAACGAAATGTTAGAAAGACAAAAAATTGCCGAAGAAGCGAAAGCTAATGCGGACTATATAAAGACAATTTTAGGAGGAATTCATTTATGAAAATGAAAAATAAATTTCGATTATCTCTTGGTAACTTTCAATACTTTTCAAAAAATACATTATTTGAATTAAAGCAAAATTTATCCACTATTGGTCAACAGCTCCAAAAAGTAGAGAATGAGCTTTCTCAGAAGGCAATTGATCCATCCGCAACCATGGATAGTCTTCAAGCGTTACAACAATCTAAGAAAGACCTACAAATGCGTTTCGATGTAATTAAAGAACAACATGATACGATGGAAGCTGAACAAAAAGCACAATTCCAAAGTCAAACTGGTTTGCAAGCTATTGAAGATCCAAAACAAAAGGTAGTTGCAGCGAAAGCAGAATTGGTTCGGGCAACAATTCGCGGTGGTACCTTATCACAAGAAGCGCGAGCGGCTCTTGGTGATAAAAATTCCACAGGTGGAGAAAAAATTCTTCCAAGTACGATGACGAACGAACTATTACATGAGCCATTTGTTAAAAATCCATTAAGAGAGGTATCTACATTTACAAGTGTGACTAACCTTGAAATTCCCAAAGTTACATTTACATTAGATGATGACGATTTTATTGCTGATACAGAAACAGCGAAAGAATTAAAAGCTGAAGGTGATGTTGTAATATTTGGGCGCAATAAATTCAAGATTTTTGTCCCTATTTCAGAAACTGTTTTAGCAGCAACTGACACAAACTTAGTACAAACAGTAGATCAAGCACTAGAAAGTGGTTTAGCAGCAAAAGAGAAAAAAGTAGCATTCACAACAACTCCTAAATCAGGAGAAGAATCCATGTCATTCTATAAAGCTGGTATTAAAACTATTAAAGGTGCTAATTTATACAAAGCTATTAAGTCAGCAATTGCAGATTTACATGAGGATTTCCGTGCAAATGCAACTATTAAAATGCGTTACGCTGATTATCTAGATATAATTGAAATGCTTGCTAATGGCAGTGCAACCTTATATAATGCTCAACCAGAACAAGTTTTAGGAAAACCAGTTAAGTTCTGTGATTCAGCAGTGAATCCTATTGTGGGTGATTTTCGATATTCCCACTTCAACTATGATCCAAATATGATTTATGATCGCGATAAAGATGTGAAAACAGGTATTGAACTATTTGTGTTAACAGCTTGGTTTGACCATAAAATCAAACTGAAATCCGCATTCCGTATTGCAGAAGTACAGACTACACCCTAATCCACCCCAAACTCCAACAGGATTAAAAGTTGATTCTACAACAGTAACAACGGCCAACATTAGTTGGTCTCCTGTTGTGTATGATGGGGGCATTAGAGAATATCAAATATTACGTAATGGTAAACAAGTAGGAACGTCAGTAGCAACAACTTATAAAGATACAGGATTAACAGGTGATACAACATATTCTTATCAAGTGAAAGCTGTTGGGAATAACGGATTAAGTTCAACGTTAAGCGTTGAATTATCAGCGAAAACAAGTGCTTCAGGATCGTAGGTGATAGCATGCTGGAGCTTATAAAAGGAAAATTAAAAATTGATGGGAATGAAGAGGATACGATTATTCAACTTCTAATTGATGGAGCAAAAGAAGCTTTACTAGGTTGTGGTGTTCCTGAAAGTGAAAAGGCCCTTTACAAAATAGCGATAATTACACATGTTTTATTAAACTATGAGAATCAAGATAAATCATTAAATGTCCCTGCGTTAAAACAGTCATTAGAAACTACCATATTACAATTAAGGGACTATAATAACGGTGATAATCATGAATCCAAGTAAATTAAATAAACGAATAACAATTCAAAAGGAAATTACAAATAAAAAAGATGAAGAAGGGAATCCAATTCCACCAGAATGGGAAGATGTTGTCACTGTTTGGGCAAGAGCAAAAACACCATTTGGAAAGGGATTTAACTATGAAATATTCGCTGGAAATACTGAAAATGCCGTGCGTACAGTGAATTTTTTTATGCGATTTCGTAAGGGAATTGATTCGAAAATGCGAGTCTTATATGATGACCGACTCTTTGAAATAAAAGCTGTTGTAGATGTTGATGAACAACATCAAGAGACATGCTTGGTGTGCGAGGAGCGATCTATATGGCAGAAGTAACAACCTTTGGAATACAAGAAGCAATTCAGCGTTTTGAAGCTTTAGGAAGAAGTGTAAAAACAATTGAAAACTCAGCATTAAAGAAAGGTGCTGGGGTAGTAAGGGATGCTTTAGAGGCAGAAAGTCCAGTAAGTGCACATCCGAAACCACCTTCACCAAAAGAATCATGGAGAACAGGTAAACATGCAAAGGACGAAGTGCTTGTCGGAAAAATAAAAAATCGGAATGGGGTTAAATCAATTAGTGTGGGGTGGGAGAAAGATGATAATTCTCCACACTTTTATATGAAATTCCAAAACTGGGGAACCAGTAAAATGCCACATCCACCACATAAAGGATTTATAGAAAAGACAGTAACTCACACGGAAGTAAAGGCAGTTCATGAGATGCGAAATGTCTTTGCATCGGCATTGCATATCGTATGAGATTTTTAGAAAGAGATGTGTTACGCGCTCTTACGAATCCTTTTATTGTAGAGAAAATTGGTGGAGAATATATCTACAATATGGTTCGTGGTGATGATAACGGAAAGACATGGATTACTTATTCTGAATTAGATAACAGTGCTAGCAGATACGCGGAGGGTGCGGAATCTGCTAGCACTGTTTTATTTCAAGTAGATATCTGGTCGTTTAGCCCTGTTAAGGGTGATCTAAAAGAAGCAGTAAATACTTCTATGAAAAATATAGGGTTTCAGCGTATTACAACAGCAAATTTATATGAACCAGATACGAAAATCTATCATTATGGTATGAGGTTTCGTACGGAATTAAAAATTTAGGAGGAAAACAAATATGGCAATTGCAGTAGATTTTAGAGATTTGCATTATGCACCTTTGACAGAAACACCAGATGGTAAGTTTACGTATGGAACACCTAAGAAAATTGGAGATGCGGTAAGTGGTAAAGCATCCCCTAAAAATGAATCTGTAACTTTTTATGCAGAAGGTGGACCACTAGCAACAGCTAGTGCCTTTGGTGGTGTAGAAATAGAATTAGAGACGGCGGATATTTCATTATCTACTTACGCTGAATTATTAGGAAAAAAAATAATTAAAGGTCAAGTAATTGATAATGTAAATGACGTTGCTCCATATGTAGCGTTATTATATCGTCTTCCAAAAGATAATGGGAAAAACCGTTTTTATTGCTACTATAAAACTAAATTTGAAATTCCTGAAGATGAACACAAGACAGCTGAAGATAAACCAACTTTCCAATCAGCTAAAATTAAATGTAAAGCGATTCAACGTTCAGATGGGAACTGGAGACATCGTTTAGATGAAGAAGAAGTTGGTTACGATGTATCAGTTGCATCCAATTGGTTCAAAACGGTACCAAGCCCACCAGCTAGCGCTTAATAAATTAATAAAAAAGGTACAGCATAACGCTGTGCCTTTTATTTATGGAAGGAGATTCAATTATGCAAGAAACACAAAAAACAGAAACGTTTAAATTAATTTTAAATCTATCTATTGGTAAAAAAACATTCTTTCTACCTAATTTTATTTCGGCTACTGATGCGTTTGCAGCGGCAGAGTGGACAGAAAAGCTAAATGCTGAAACTGTTCCGTTTGATTTGTTAAAAGAGGCTACTCAATTTGTGGTTAAAGTATTTGGTAATCGCTTCACCGTAGAGGAGTTTCTTGATGGCATACATGCTTGGTTTCTAACGTCAATTATTTACTCTATTTGTCTAGCAATTGTAGGACGTATTGCTGAAGCGGTTGCTATTATCAATGCAATTGATTCGAAGACAAATTCATCAAAAAAAAAGAAACCACGAAACAGAAGGAGCCATTCAAACCAACAGAAATGATGTTGGGTATTT